GTCGGGTGTCAACATACTTACTGACATCTAACATACCTCCACGACCAAAAGGGCTTTTAGAAATATACTGCCCAGCGTCATCGAGGATCTCTTTAGCCGCTGATGCAAAGACATCAGTGATACTAGAAGATTTTATGGTTGCTTGCTCTACAGCTTTCTTACGCTTCTTTTCACGGTTGCGATCAGAAGGTGACTGTATGCTTTTAAGATATTGATCTAGCTCTGCCTGTGTAATTGCCATATTACCGTCCTAACTCTCGCATAACTTCTTGTAGCACTACTTCTTCAATAGGTTGTAAGCCTTCCGCTGTTCTAGCTTTTGCCACTAAAAAGTTACGAACTCTTACAAGTTTAGCTTGTCTAGGCATATTCGCCACTTGTGCGTTAGAGCTAAAATCAAACCCAAGAAAGCTAGCATCCACGCCCGGAAGACTTTGTGCCGCTATTACATCAATCATCGTATTCACACGCTCTGCTTCAGCTTTTGTAGCCGTATTCCTAGCGTTTGCTATACGACTAATTTGATCTGCAACAGCAGCTCTCTCAGACGGTGATAAATCAGACGCTCCTTGTAGTAAGGCCTGTAACTCCTGTATTTGTCTTCCCATGCCCTCAGAAGTTTCCGCAGGCTGACGTAATGACGATGGTAGAATATCTTGAGACACTTCAGTCTGTGGGGCTACCCTAGCCATCGGGGGTTCTTCACCAGTAGGCCTAGTTTCTAAAGTTTCACCGGGCGTCACCGCAGGTGCTTGGGAGGCTTGGTCACGTTGGTCACGCACAGCCTGTAGATTGTCCGAATCCTGTTGAGTGACAAGGCTTTGATCGATAGCTGTTAGAGCCTGTTCAGCAGTCTCTACTTGAGAGGTTTTCTTTGCAGTATCATCTCCCTGATGCTTCGACTCAACTCTAAAGCTCCTGTCAATTGTCGGATCAATTTTACCGGGTTCTGTCGAGCCTTTAACATCATTGGCACGGAAAAATTCAGCAAGTTCTTTCGTTGCCGCTGATTGATATCCAAGTAAATCTGTTCTACGCTTACCTTCTTTATCCGGTGTTTGGAAGTACGTTAATCTAGCTTCAGCGTCTTCACGAGCTTTATTGGCACGGATACGCATGTATTCGATGATCTTTTTAATACCGCCGGGGCTGTTGAGAACTGTTGGTAGCGTCTTAGCTAAGAACTCACGGTCAGCGTTAGACGGGTTTGTACCAAGGGTTTTGATTTGCTCTAACAATGCCTGTCCGATGATAGACTCAGCTAACTGAGTATTTTCTACCATGCGGTTAGTGTCTTCGCTCGTTAAACCAAACGATTGTGCTAATGAGTATATGTTTTCTTTGATTTTAGCAAGAGGCCCTGTAAAGATTTCGTTATTGTCTACAGCACTTTCAATATTGTTCTGCAACGACAACACAGCTTCTGAAGCATTATTGACCTTTTCAAATCTTTCTTGAAGGTCAGCTCTGGTAGCGCCTATACGGATTTCATCAAGCTCAGCCTGCTTGGTTGCCGCCGCCTCCATTGCTTCCCGCTCAGAAACCTCTTTAGCTCCTTGCTTCATGATGTTAGTTAATTCTTGCTCTAAAGCAATCTTAGCGGCAGGGTCTTTAGTTGCCTCAATCTGCATCACTAATCGACGAATCTCTGGAACCTTACTTCCATACTGTACAAAGCTGATTGCACCATACTTTAGCTTTGCCGCATCCATCAACTCTTTATCTAGTTGTTTGGCCTTATCTGCGGCGACTATTGCAGACTGTAACATACCACGCTGACGGAACTGCTCAGCCATGTCACGGTAATACTGAGATGTACCAAACTCTCCGCTAACACCTCGTGCTACTTCCTGCTGTTGTCTAGCTCGCTGTACACGTGGGTCAAAGGCCGCACCAGCCTGTGCAATGTTTGTAAACAACCGCTGATTAGGTGCTGAGTCAAACTGAGGGGCTTGCTGACGGATCTCTTGCCGTACTGCATCTTCCACCATCTGTGGTGATGCAAACAATCCTAAGATTTGTGATTCTGCCATTATAGTTCACCGTAGTATGCTGAGTTAGGATTGTCAAATCCTGTGGTTGGTGCATAGTAGTAAGGCTGACTGTAATCGACTTTACCACTAAACAACCCTGCATCATAGGCTTTACCGCCAAGCTGACCTAAAGAGCTAAGAAGCGCCTCTGTACGGCCTGCGGCGACATTACCAGACTGTGCCTGCATACGTGCGATAGCTGATGCAGAGTCTGCTGATCGACCTGCGGCGGTTAATCGTGCCGCTCTTTCTTGCTCAGCCAGAGACAGTCCATAATCCATTTCAGATCTACCTAGTCCATAGATGTCTTGCTCTTGTCCGAACAGTGTTTGAGCTAGCAACAAGTCTCTAGAGATATCCGAACGTGCTAAATCATAGCTTTCAGAGGCTGTAGCGGCATCTTGAGCCTCTTCGGACTGCATTAATGCCATAGCGTATGGGTTAACCGCACCGCCGTATCCCATATCAACCCCAATGTTTGTTAAGCCTTTAGCGGCTAGGTTGCTGAACATCCGTTCTTGTGCAAGCTCTCTACCGGGTTGACGAAGCTCCCCAATACGGGAGATACGAGCCTGAGCCGCCGCCATAGGGTCAATGTCGATGCCTCCAAGCATCTGCTCACCCATGCCTGCATAGATGTCAGCACGTTGTTGGAATCTAGGATCTAAGTCAAACCCGACATCAGTTAGACGCCCTTCAGCATCGACCTCTGTCCGCATCGTACCGTAAGGGCTTGTGAAGCCTACCGGACGAAACTTTGCCGCCTCTTCAGCCGCCGCACGGTTTTCACGCTCTGCCGCTATCTGACGATCTACACCAGCCTGCTGTGCTTTAGATGCCCGGTATGACCCGTATGCACCTATAGCGGCCCCTGCTATTGCTCCCCACATCGTTAAACTCCGTTGTCTCTTCTGACGGTAAATGATGTGCCGCCATTGTGTGATGTATTGATTCCTGTCACTGAGTGTCCCTCATAAAATCTAACTTGCGTCCCCGGTGATGCAGTACCGGTAAAAGTCCCATCGGTAGAAACCACCCGGTAACCTTCTTTAACATAGACTGTGTAAGTCGTATCCTTTCCCGGCCCTTGAGTATAACCACCTGAAAAGAATGCAGATCCAATTAATGCCGCTAGTTGCGGTACAATATTGTCTTCAAAGTTACTAGAGTCTGGTGCTAGCCCACCACTGAGTAATGTAGTCTCATTAGAAAACCCACTGAGGCCCATCACCTTTGTACCATTGAGGTATACATCCCTAGGATTGTTCTTCCCTGCAACTTCCGTGCCATTCAGTAGGATAGACTTTTCATACCATTCAAAAGATGTACCATTAAGCGCAATTGCCATGATTAGTCCTGCGTATAAATCTGGAGATCACCACTACCGTCTACATAGATACGTACTGTTCCAGCAGTCGATTCAGATGCGTAGTCTACCGCAGGGATAGCGTCGATCTCTTGCTTAACATAGGCAGTTGTTGCAATTGTAGTGCTATCGTCCGCTGTGGCCGCTGTAGGGGCTGTCGGAGTTCCTGTCAAAGCGGCATCAGCTAAGGGTGCAAACCCTGCCGCTACAAAGGCTGTGGTGGCTATTGTGGTATCTGCTGTGCCAGAGGCCTGTGTTGTTGCTCTAGCGTTGCCTGTAAAGGTTGGAGCGGCTAAATCAGCCTTCTCTGTAAACTTAGATGCAATCTCGTCAAACTCTGCATCCAACTCCGACCCTTTAAGCTTCTTATTGATGTCTCCGGGTGTTAGAGCATCTTTCGCTGTAAAATTTGTATTCTTTGTATAGTTTCCCATCTACGTCACCAGTTTACCTGTTTTAGCGAATATGTCCATTTTCTGTATCGACAACGGTCCGCCATTAATTGTGGATTCAATACCGATCTGCATGACAGCACCTCTGCCACCCACGTTGATTGAAATGTTATCTAGAATCTGACCGGAGGTGTATTCAGCTTCATTGTCAATACTGTCATCTGAAAAATACTGATCGACGTTGTATTCATAGGTTTCCCCAGATGACAAATTAAACTGACGAAACTCATAGTCTGTACCGTAATCAAACGCATACTTCAGCAGAGCTACCTGACCAACACCACCTAAGATAGCCAATCTCATTTTCTTTAACAACTTCTCAGTTGTTGGGCTGTCGAAGTCAAAGTAGTTGGTAAAGTAAACTAGACTATAAGCTGTACCGTTGTCGGCATAGTTACCGTACTGACCTACATAGCCCTCTTGACCGAGAAGTAGAGTATTACTACGTGTCAATGCAAACGCTGTTGGGTTGATACCGGTCCATTGAGTAACTCGAAATGAACCGTCCTGCAATGGCGCTCTAACATCAAACACATAGGTCAGGTTAGCTGAAGGGAATGACAGTAAATAGAATGCATCATTCGGTGAATAAATAGACTTGATTCGTGTTTTAGGCTCAGAGGTTGCAAAGCTTACAATATCGTCTCTAACATTCTTTGAGATATCCCGCATAGGTGCTGAAGTCTCTTGAATTGTACGACCTAATGCCCTAACGCCATCAGCGGCTAAGAACACCACCTCTGTGCCGATAGACTGTACACTATCACGAGCGATACATCCTACACCAGTGATGTGGTCAACCATTCTAAACCCTTCACCGGTAGGGTCTTCCCCGCCAGCAAAGAGTGCAATGTTCCTATTCCCAAAGATCACCAATCGATTGTTGTACTGTGTAACCGCTGTAACTTTGTCGTCTTCACCGAAGACTTCACGAATATTGATATAGCCTGTGCCGGTCCCTGTGAATGTGGTAGGCTCTAAGATCTTAGACCAGTAGACGGTATAATCATCCGCAACCCATACCCGGTTAAAGCAGGCCGCACCACAGGATGGTGTCGTCGATGCAGGTGCGGCAGTAAGTTCATAATACGTGCCTGTTGTGTCATCATAGTACACCATTGTATGATCTTGCTGAACAAACAATGCTTTGTTGTTGTAGCTGATAATCTGCCAATCGTCTTCAGTGATGTTGATCGCTGTGCCAGACTGTGGGAGTATCTCTTCCGGGTCATCACTGCCATCTAAACGCCAAAGTTTGTTATCAGCGGTGAACAAGATACGCAGACTACCAGATGATTCAACGTGTTCTGCAATAGCCCTAACTTGGCCAGTCATACTGACGGAAGTACCTGACAACGGTGTCCAACCCTTCCTAGCACCGATCCTACCGAACTTATCAATGATACAGTTCTTAGCCTCTAACGCAAAACCAGAGGCTAGTGTAATACCAGACTCTTGTGTATTCAGCCCGAAAAAGCCGGGGGCGGCAAGTGTGATTGGACGTAATTGACTAGCCATTAAATAGCCCTAAACACTAACTCTTCAGAGTGCTTCTCTTGATCAAATGAAATAGCATCATTGAGCATTCTGTTTGCAGTGGCGTAAGCGGCCACAGGAGACGCTCCACCGTCCTCTCCACGCTCTTCTAAGGCCTTGGCATAGGCAAGCATGATAATAGGGGCTGACGGGGCGTACAGTTTGTCTGTGTTGTTAACGAGCTTAGAAGGTCGAACCACTAAGTTAAAACGAAGCTCATAGACTCCGTCAGGCTTAGGGTAGACTTCAGCAATCGTGTCATCGTTTGCATCTAAGCCGTTGAAGCTGTAATACTGTGGAGCGCCTGACGTGACGTTATCATAGTTTAGGTAGAGATCTGTAAACTCTTCCGCAGACTTGTACGTCATGTACCAGTTGCTGGTGTCGTTGACCACATTCAACACTTTCAGCCTGTCACCAGAAGATGTCAGAGTGTAAGCAAAAATACCTTCCGCAGTTGTTGTAGTGAGTGTAGTTCTTAGATGTGACCAGTCCCATGCATTCTCTACTTCGTGCTTAGCGTCATTCACAAGTTCGCCAATCAACTTTGAGTATACAGTAGAGGATACTGATTCGACTTCACGCTCACGTAGTCGAACAAGAACAGCGTTTACAAGTTCTTTGAAGTTCATTTATCTTCCACTTTATATCTACGGCCTTCAAACGTACGAGCAATAAATGCTAAAATTGCTGGTATTGGCATATTAATTCCTCACCATTTGCACTTGTCAGCCCAATAAGCCGCTGACATTTTACCTTTGTTGATATTCTTAGCGTGTCTTGCTTTAAAGCTTTCACGCCGCTTGCGATATGATTCAGACTCGTTGTCTTTCTTAGGAGAGCCTTTAACACCTTTTTGACCAAACCGAATCAGCTTTACTTTGTCGCCCTCTTTGGCTACAACAGCATGACTCTTTGTAGGATGTTTAGGCGTTGATACACATTGATTGTACCGGGATGCACCGATGCGAGCTAATCTGGGATCTTTTTTCGTAGCCATCAGTCTTCATTCCTAGCGGCTGTAGCGTTATGTTCAACAACAGAGATTAGGATTGTAGCAGAGGATGTTGCAGACGCTTGAATCTTATCACCTGCTTCCATCATAATGAACTCATTATACTGACCGCCTAGCTGAAAGAACTCTTTAGCTGATAATGAATAGCCGTCTAACACCGGTAAAGAAGCTGTTTTAGAGTCATCGTAGTACGTAACTGTGACCGTCTCTGTTGACCCGGCAGTGTTTGTAATATATACTAACAGCCACTCAGCACGTTTGTTAGCCGGTACTTCGTAGATATCCGTTAAAGACGTTGTTAGTGTCGCACCAACTGATCGTTTTGTAGCCATTGTATTATACCAGAAAATATGTTAAATGTCAAATTACGTACGCTTCTTCACCTTCTTCAGATCAGCACCAGTAATCTTCTTCCGTGGTGGAGCTACTGCCGCTAGTTTCTTTTGCTTAGGGCTATACTTGCTGTAAGGCATCAGATTGTATCCAAACGCTGGCCAGACTTACGGCAACGGCCCTGTGCTGTACAGGTGTCAGGGGTAGTACAGCCTGCACACAGGATTGGCGTAGGGGCATCCACAATCGGAGTCTTACGCCGGGTGTTGTTCTTCGGTGCTGTTTTCTTTTTACCGTACATCATATTATTTACTTCCCGGACGCTTGGTAGAGCGTGGTTTTACAACTTTAGGAGCAGGAACTAGCATGTCATCTAGTTTTTTGTCTAAGTCACGAATTAGTTTTTTAACTTCTGCACGAGTATAAGTTTTTTGAGCCATAATTATTTCCTTAATGTTTCCATAAGACCTTTACCGGCTTTGACACCGAATGAGGCCAGTACAATTACCATGAGAATCTCATGATACCAAATCGGCAAAGTTGCCAATGCGTTGAACCCCGCTTGGATATGTCCTACCATGCTTGGTATAAAGACAAGTATCAAGGGGATGCTGAACACTATCGTTAACCACTCGTCTTTCCACGAGTTCTTGGATGCTTCGGCCATGATGCGTTCCCAGTCCGCTGAAGACTGCGCCGCTGTTTTCAGTGCGGTGGCTTTGGCCTCTGCGGTGGCCTTGGTTGATTCCGCCTTGGCACTGACCCATGTACCTGCCAAGTTCGTGATAGCTGTGACTAACCCAATCATGAGGCATTTCCTGT